GAAAGAGTAATTCATGCAGCAGTGTTTAAACAATAGTTGACAAACGTGGTAGGATAATTTTCTTACCAACGGTTACGAAAATTACCCCGGCAAGTTTAAACAAAAAAATAATTTAAATAATCCTTGACTTTCACATTGCCATCCCTCATACTGGTACTCCACTAACAAAGGAGGACAGATGCAAACAACGTACGGCAAAGCGCCCGCTGCAACTGATGAGCAATCATTAAAGACATGGCGCATACAAGTTACGCTCAGACAAAAAGTAAAATCACCGTTCGGCAACAGCATGGCAGAGGCAATTCACTTGCTACGCAACGAACTAAAAGAACATTATTACATTGACCTAATCAACATTGAGGAGATTGAAAGTGAGTAACGAAACTGGCTATCAAGGATGGAAAAACTACGACACATGGAACTGTGCGCTATACATCAACAACGATTACGCATTGTATCTATCGGCAACAATTTTCATGAAGCATTACAAAGGTGCTATGCCTTACCGCGATTGGGTAAAGATTGCTGGCTTGCAAGATAAGAAAACGCCAGACAATTGCAAATGGATTAGCAGCAAAGTTTCATACGCAGAACTTAACGACATGATGAGAGGACTCGTTTAAACATGAGAACAACAAAGGGAATCATTATCAACAGCACCGGAACCATGGAACACAAAACTTTTACCGCCCTCAAGGACTACCAAGAGGGCGTAAAGGGTTTGATTGAGGCAGTGCGCCTGTATAACTACAGTGGCGAGGAGGTTGCCTGTATGTATGTAAATGAGGAGGGCATCATGCTCAGTATGCCTATGAATCCGTATGCCGGAGCGTTATCGTTCATGCTTGGCAATACACCACACCTATGTGGCAACGCAATCATCGTTGGCAAAGCAGATGATGAAGGGTACGATACGGATATTCCAGAGTGGCTTGCGGAGTTCATCAAAGAAACCTGCCCCGAACAACTGGAGTTAGGAGCTTAAAGTGTTTAAACTTACTCAGCGTGGCAAAAGGGTACTGGTTGGTAGCGCCGTTGCAGGTGCTGGTTTCCTCGGCTACTTGGTTTCCCCTCAAGATACAGTTGTAACAATCAATAACACCTCTACGCGTGAGTATGGCTCGGTTGTGGCGTACTACGAAAACAAGTATCAGAAGTACGCCATTGACAAACTCATTGCACAAAACAAAGTGGAGCAGTGGCCCTGCCTCTACGAATTGTGGCATAGGGAGAGCCGATGGAATCCTCACTCAAAGAACAAGCACTCAAGTGCATACGGAATACCGCAGTTACTAACATCAACGGAGAAGTTGATTGGGTTTAAACGCACAAGCAACGGATACCGCCAGGTAGATGCTGGATTTAAATATATTAAACGCCACTGGGGTGGCAACAATTGCAAGGCACTGGCCCACAGTTTAGCGAAAGGATATTACTAATGGAGCCACACTATTTAAAGATGCGCAGAGAAATTAAGTTGCACTTAATCAACAGCGGTTGCACTCACTCGGCAGAAAAAGAGCCGGTTGTACTAAGGAATATAACCGTTGATGTAATGTTAGATACAGTTCTGGAATACATGATTGGACACGGATATGCCTCACCAACCAAAACATTTTAAGGTCAAAGCAGTAAAGGAATTTGCCAAGCGTATGTTCCACTGGCTTGAATACGATGTAACCAAGTTTGACGGAGCGCTATGCAAAGGTATTGATACGGATATATTTTATCCAGAGGCACTGGTGCTACCACCTACCGAGGAAAGATATTTCTACAAGTTCTGTTCTGCTTGCCCTGCTCAAGAGGCTTGCTTGGAGTGGGGTTTATCCCACGAAAAGTTTGGGATATGGGGTGGCACTGGGCCATCAACTCGCAGACACATGAGAAAAGAATTGGGTATCGGCGTGGCTGACCCACGACTGTGGGCGCATGATACAGTTGGGCTAGGTCAGTACGACAGATAGACCGCAGATGTGAAACGCCTTAGAGTTCCAGTCCTCTAGGGCGTTTCGCTTTTACTACGAACAACAGCATCAGTTGTCAATGCGTAACCAATTAAATCTACAAAGTTATCTCTGTTATGTTTAAACACTTCACGCGCTAACTTTAGACCAACCATACATAATCCAACTTCTTCTTCGGTTACTTCCTTATCAAGAATCACAGACCATATTTGGGCAATGCGCCTAAAGTTATGCAGCGGATGGTCGTAGTTATCTTGACGAGCGCCAGACACAATCGCATAGGCTTCATCAGTCAGTGTCTTATCTATCGGTTGTGGCTTCACTCGTTCTCCTTTAACTCGGCAATGGCTTGAGCATTTGACTTGCGTTGCCTACGCCCATACCAGATGGGTGGCTCACCACCAAGGCGTTCCTGTAGTTTGGCAATGGCGCGTTGCACGCGCTTGCGCATGGCTTCTTCTGTTATCTCATACATAGATGCCATCACTGAGAAATCAGTGAGGCCATCAGCATAACGAAGTTTCAGCAGCATCCTATCTGCTTCGTTTAAACGGGATATGCCATGCGCTACATCAGAAAACATAGCAAGCCGATTGTTCCCCTCGCTCGGCTTGCTACTCTTGGCTACATACTCACTGCTCATGTCTGGACTATCAAGCCATCCTTCATAGTTCCATACATCACGCAGGAGTTCATGCAAAATCTCTGGAGTGTAGTAAAACGAATCACTCATAGGCGCTTTAGATTGTTGCGACCTTTCCTTGGCGGCATACTTCTGTGCCTCGTTATTAAATGTGCGGCGTAGTTTAAACGACAAACTATCCTGTGCTTCCCACTCTTCCAGTTTGTTCCAATGTTCTATCGCCCACAAATGTAGATGCTGGTACACATCATCAGGGCTCACTAAGTTACGATGAATACGGCGAGCGCGTAAGGCAGACTTACGAGCAGACTTTGCTACTTCTTCCCAAATCTTATCGCTCACTCAGACACCACCGTGTCATGCCAGTATTGTTTAAACACTGGGTCCTTAGCATTAACATATACTACCAAATCTCTTTCTTGTGTATCTTTGCGGATATAAAACTCTGGCATCAGGTGCGCTAGTTGTTGCGCTGGTATGAGTAGCAAACCATCAGTGAATCTAAAGCAGATACGATGGTAAGTTTCATAGTTATCCACATAGGGTGGAGCAATCAACATCTGTTGCAACTTGTTGAAAGGGAAGATAGCGGTTGTTGTACTGGGTATGTTTAACCATTTAACTTCTAAATCGCCAAGGTAGTTCTCACGTCCACCCTCGGATACTCTTGTTACATGGTAATCAGTAAAGTAGAATCGTGGCGTGGAATAAAACTTCCATCCCTTGTATAGTTCAGCAAGGGCTTGGGCAATGAGGTTCTCACGAACACCATCACCACCCACCTGGCGTATCGGCTCAGCCATACATCACACCCTCAACGATAAACTTGCCACGCTCAATGTACACAGGCGATGGCGTAACCAATCTGTCTTGTACATAGAGCAAACCAAATCCTTGTTGCCAGTTACCACTGCCACCGGGTAGGTAATGTGCTTTGTTTAAACGCATGACGTTACCTGTTTCAAAACCATACAGTTGTTGATTCACTTGTCCGTTGTATGATGTTGTGTACGCTTGCAAACCAAGGCGATGCGTGTGTCCACAGACGACAGACTTACCAAACCTGCGGGCTAAAGCAAGGGCAGTACCACCCGCTTGTCTTGACTGCGAACCCTCATCACCATGACAAAGCAACCAGTTCGGTGCAAGTTCTGCTGGCTTGCGATGAAGAGTGATGTTTAACTTATCCAACTGCAGCATCTGCGGTAGGGTCAGTGCGTTTAAACTGCGTAAAGCAGGTGCGTATGACGAAACGTACTTTTCAATCCTTATGTCGTGATTGCCCGATTTAAAATGAATTGGTTTCTTTTTCATAATATCGCGCAAGTCTGCAAGAAGATTAACCGATTGATTGACAGACTTCTGTAGCGTAGGTGCGTACTCACCCGCTGTACCACGCGACCAACGCGATGGTTCTGGCTGGTCAATCCAATCACCAACAATCCATATCTCATCCGGTCCGTAGTCCTCAATGAAATTGTGGATGGTGTTGACGACAGTGGTTGCTTGATATGGAACTTGATAATCGGACAAAACAACGATTCTTTTCATGTTTAAACGCTCGCTCTCTTTCGCAGTCCATCTGCGCCTTCGTTTAAATAGACATCGTTTACATCGCAGCCATCAGGCATAAAGATGGGGAACACATTGTCTAATTCACGACTGATATTCTTTGCCATTTCCCTGCCCGCATTATCGCCATCGCAGAACAACATAATCTTTGACCAATCTGCAAGCACCCGAGAGTAAAATTGTTTCCAGTTATTTGCTCCGGGTAAACCAACAGCAGCAAAGCCACATTGAGTAGCGATGATTGTGTCTATCTCACCTTCACAGATAGCAAGCACATCGCTCTCACTCTGCAGGGCTTGGATGTTGTAGATGTGTGTAGATGCCCCGGGTCTGGACATATACTTCGGCCCTCCATCTGTGTTTAAACTGCGAAAACGTATGTCAATGATACCAGCAGGAGTGATGTAGGGTATGGCAAGTCTGCCGATGTATGGTTCATGTCCTGGTTCAGGCTCCTTTACGAGCCCGAGGCGGAACATACGAGCCGTTTCCTCTGTTATACCGCGACTCGTTAGATACGGAAGAATCTCCGGTAGTTGTGTTTCGTAGTTCTCCGTTGCTCTTGCCAGTAATTCTCTCTGCGATTTTGAGAGCCTCGCCATAGTTAACTCCTTCTTTCTTCATAATGATTGAGTACACATCGCCAGACATATCGCAGGCAAAGCATCTAAAACCACCATTGTCTAGGTTTAAACGAGCAGACTTAACTTTAT